CATCTGTTCCTGCAACGTGAACCTCCCCCCAACCCGCTGGAGTGTCGAGGTCGTCGGCGCCGGTCCCAATCGCAACGATCAGGACCAGCAAATCGCCTTCGACCGCTGACGGCATGGTGAAGATGTGAGACGAAGCCGCAATCGTGGTTTGGCTAGATGCACTTGTGGCCATCGACGATCCTTAGACGTTCACTGTCGAAGAGCATGGAGCAGTTAGCGCGTAGTAGACGTCGTCCTGCTTGAAGCACATCCCCCCGTCTCCGACGTCGTGATCGCGCATCAGCTTGTGATGGTCGATTACTTCTTGGTTGGTAGCAACAACGGCGGGCGAATTCAGTTCGCGAATCGTCGCGGTGAACTTGGTCAAGTCCGTTGTCACCGCCGTTGCTTCATAGTCATACACCCGAATCCCACCACCAGGGCTAGTAGCTCCGACTGGACGCGTGTTAGTTTCCCGCTCAAGAGGTGGTTGCAGACGCTCTTTTCGGAGTAGCTTCGACAGCTTTCGCCCACTCTCTCGGGTTATCGTGTGCCCTCTCACAGCTACAGATCCTTGATATAAGGGAGCGTGTCGAAGTCAACTGTGGCTAGATCGAGCCATTGGCCGTAGACAGGATCGTCACCTGTGTCGAGCGGCTGGCCATCGCCATCAAGCAAGACGGGGTTTTGCAGGGGCTGGTCGCTTTCGTCGAGAAGCTGGCGCAGGCGGGGTTTGCCGACTGTCATATCGCCAAAACTGAGCGTTCCACCGTTTCCGTCTGGATCGCCAGGCTCAGCGCGTGCAGCGGTTCCTTGGTCACGAATTGCCCATTCCCAACCGTTAGGGTCAACAATGATTTCGATATTGATTTCAACCAGATCGAGCGTGCCCCAGCGACGGTTGCTCAAGTCGATCGTGTCAATTAACGCAGTCTCGGCAGCCCAAGTGCGGGCGTTTAGGCCAGGCAGTGTGATGGTGAAATCATCATCGTTGAGTTTGTTCTCCGCGTTGAGCAGTGTGTTGTTTGCGAGCGTACGAAGCCAGCGAAACGACCAAACTTCGATCAACCTGCGCCGTTCAGGCGTCCTTGCAAACTCTTGGTTGGCCGAGTTTAGAATAGGCGCCTTATCAGGATCGTAGCCGTCAAACTTAGTGTGTGCAGCCCCTGTGTAGCCGCCCTTGTAGAACGCAGTTCGGGCTGGTTCGTAGACCACTTGCGTTCGTTTTGTCCAACTGGGCGTCCAGTCTGCCGGATCTGTACTGTTCCCATTGGGTGTCGGGTAGTCCCTGGAATCAGGATTGTCAGATTCGATCTCTTTCCAGCGGACATGAACCAACCAAATGAATCCTGCATTGCTGCTCGGCTGTGAACATCTAATTGAATCGCAGATTAGATAACCACTTCCAAGCTGCTTGATAGTGCCGCGCGGGACTGGATTGCCAGACTTGGCAACAAACAATTCGGCCATTTGCACTTTGGTGACGCGTTCGTCGCACGTGACCATGTACTGATCAACGTCAGTGGCGGTTGTCGCGGTGAACTCTAGGTCACCGCTGCGTAGTTGTCGTTGTTTGATAATCGCGGGCATTACAATTCCAGCGGTTGTGGTTCGGAGCGATTGCGGATTGCTTCGGCCAAGTTGTTGGTGGCAACCGTTTGTTCGAGTAGTTGCCTTTCGCGGCGTGCATCCGCAGCGGCTTGGCGTTTTGCTTCTAGCTCAGCTTGGGCGCGGGTGAGTTGCTCTTCTTTGGTGATGACATCTGTGAAAAGCTTGTCTGATTTTTCTGAGAACGCGTTGAGCCTGGACTCTTTTTCTGGGTCAACAGCAACGTGGCCAAGATCGCCTGTGAACAACGCCCTGAGCCCAGATCCTGCCGAATTGATTCGGTCAGTGAGCGTGTCAGTGTCGTATGACACATCGCCCAAGCCCTTCGATTGCTCGGCTAGCTCTCGAAACTTCTGCTTGGCTTCGTCAATCCCAGCAACAAGCCGATCAACATTCGCTTCGGCTGCTGCGACGGCTGCTTCCGTTGTGTTCTTTTTGAGCTCTGCAGCTTGCTCAGCCGCTTTCTTCTGTTCTTCTGCGATTCGGCCTTGGATGTCCGCCAACTCATCGGCAACACGACTGTCGAGATTCGATTTGTCGTCACCTTGCTGCTGAAATGCAAACAGGGTGTCTAGGTCTTCTGCGCTGCCCTTCAGCACCGCATCTGGTCTCTTGAGCGAAGCAGACTTCTTGGTCGCATTATCAAGTTCTTGGAGGGCCTTCTTGATGCCGCGCTCCATGAACTCCCACTCAAGCCCACCGTTGCGAACGGCCAGGGAGAGGTCTTCGATTTTGCGCTGGTAGGCTTCGATTGGGGTCTCAAGTGACTTGCGGAAGTCAGCCGCGATCTTGAGCCACTGTTCGTGCTCTTTGGTAGCATCTTTGGCTGCGTCTCCAGTCTGAGAAAAGCCTTCAGCCACATTCCTCAGGCTGTCATCGACCTGTTGTGCTTGCTCGACTGTTTTCTTTTGCGTCTGGTTGAATGATGCAAACAGCTGGTCAACTGCGTAAACCGATGCCCCCGCAACTGCCAATCCAGCCGCGATCGATGCCCAACCTTTCGGGCCACTCAGTGCTTGGGCGATCGTCGAAGCCGTAGCGATCGAGCGAATGCCAATTGCGACTTGCTTTGCTAACGCAATCAGGCGAGGCAAAACGATTGCGGTTCCTGAAAGTGCGGCAGTGAAGGCAATGGTTTTGGCGATGCTCTCAGCTGTCGTAGTATCAATCTGCTTGAGATACTCGACCCACTCAATCGACTCTTCAACGATCGCACTAACGGCTGGCAGAAGGACTTCACCAACCTGCGCAGCCAGAATGCCGACATTGTCTTTGAGCGTGCTCAGTCGACCAGTGAGTGTCTGCGATTGGTTTTCCATCGCCTGGAAAAACCTACCGCCTTCGCTGGTTGCTGACTTGAAAGCCTCAACAACGATGTCGAACGAGATTTCGCCGTTCTCCATTGCCTTGAATAGGTCTTCCATGGAGCGGTTAGTTGTTCGGCTAATCTCAGCCAAAGGGTTGAAGCCGTTCTCGACCATCTGATTGACTTCTTGCGCCATCAAGCGGCCCTTGGCCTGCACCTGGCCAAAGGCAACAGCAAGTCGATCGAGCTTCTCTTGGTTGCCCAATGACACATCGCCGAGAAGCCTGATCTGTCCAGCGACTTCGTCATTGGCAGAACCGTAAGCCAAGAGCGTTTGTGCAGCCTTAGCCAGACCCTGAAACTGTAGTGGTGTGCTGGAGGCGAGATCACGCAAACGCTTGATCATCTTGTCCGCTTCATCAGCCGAGCCAGTCAGCGACTTGAAGGCTGCTTCGATCTGCTGCACTTCTGCAGCCATCTTTACGCCAAAGCCGAGACCAGAAACTAACCCAGCCGGAACAGCAAACGTCGCGATGTTCTTCAGGCGGTCGCCAATTTGACGAGCCTGATTGTCAACGCGAATCGCAAATGAGCGAACGTTGCCCTGGGCCTTACCCAAAGCGGCGGAAAGTCCAGACGCGTTACCTGTGATTCTCAGATTCAGCGGTTCGAGTTTCGTCGCCATTTCGTTCCTCGTGATCGGCGTCTAACATCGCGATGATTTCGTCGTCATCCTCGCCGCCGTCGCCATCCGGCACATAGGGATACTCAAAACTGAGCGACTCAAGGCTTGTACCACGCACATGCAGGGAGTTGACGAAAGCACGCTTGTCATCACGACCGGGCCCCCAAGGGTCAATCTCCCAAAGTGCCAGCCAGTCGAGTAGTTCGTCTCGGCTGAACTCTAGAAGCAGTCGTCTTGGGTGTTGGATTCCGAGGTCTCGGCAGAGCTGGAAGAGTCCGCCGAGTCTTCGGACTTTTTTCTGCGGTCCTCGGACGGCCCACCGACCTCATTGAAGTCCGCGACAATGCGGCCTAGCTCGGTTAATGCGTGTGGGTTCCTTCGCAACCAAGCGATGCCGCGATCGTTGTCGAAAACGCCTGGCTCTTTCTCATCGCCGATGCCCTTGCGGACTAGCCACAGGGCTTGGTCCGTTTCATCGCCCGCGATCTTTGTAAGTTCTCGCATCACTTCAATATCGAATCGCCACACCCAAACCGGGCCCGGCCAGCCGTCAATGTTCACTTGGCGACTTGGAGGAAACTCCTCCTCGAGCGCACTCAAAATATCTAACGTTGCCACCAATTCACCTCATTGAAAAACGTTGCTGCTGCCTCTACTCCAAGCTTTACGGCTTGTCTGCGTTCGTGATCGCACTTGTGCGCACGACGGTTACCGTGCGACGGAAATACTCTCGCTTTGAGAGCTGCCCTGGCGTGAGTGTCTTGATCTTTCCGTTGAAGGCCATACGAGCCGCGCTGGTTGCATGCGGCGTGTCAAATTGGAACGTCAGATGCGTCTTGCCCGCCCGCCATGTGTCCAGCTGAGTCGCGTCTGCGTGACGCGGATCCCAATACATTTCGAACTGCGTTTCGCCAAGGATCTCATCACCTAGTTCCACCGGGTCACCATCCAAAGGTGAGCCGTCGTCGTCCTGCGGATTGAGCTCAGGAGCGTCGATTGTTTCGTAGTCTTCGGCGGGTGGCGTGTAGTTCATCACACGACCGAATTCGACGATGGAGCCACCCACAGGACCAATCGACAAAATGGAACCTTTGGCGATGGTTTTGCGTTGCACTGTCATCTGAGTCGATCCTTTATGATTGGTCTTCGTATCCTGAAACCTTCAGCTGGAATACAGCCAAGAAGGGTGGCAAGTTCTCGCCGATAGCTTGTGGTTCGTAGTCGTCGCGTTGGTCGCTGATTTCTACGTCGTCAACGAAAATGTCTGGTTGGACGAATCCTCGGAAATCACGCTTCGCGCGGAGCAAGATCGACTTGTCGTCCAGGTCGCTGCGTGTCTGAGCGTAGATTTCCAAGTCGAAATACACGATGTCGGGTTCACCGGTTTCATCCAGGCAATCAAGCTCTTCATCCCCACTTCTGGTCAGCCAAACGAATTCATCCTCAGTCGGTGGCTCATCAATGTGCTGGTAGTACGCAGGTACACTCAGCACATCGGTCAACCAGGCTGTGAGGTGTGATTGCGTCAAGGTTTCGTTTCTCTACGAACAACAGTTCCAAACGCTCGTCCGGCTGCCTGGCGTGACTGAACTGCTGATCTACGCATCAAGTGTCTTGGTCGCATTCCGCGTGACTGGACCTGCGTTACAAAAGCGAGGCCCTTGTTCTTCTTCGTTCTTCGGCCAACCTTGAAAACGAGTCGCTTCCCAGGCTTGGCCCTGATCATGTGCGGCTTGGTGCCTTGCTCAATCCAATGCAGCGGAACCGGCTTTCCGGCTCGCTGGATCTGTGACAGGTTTCGGCCTTTGGCTCGCGTTGTTTTGCGAGGCTTGAAGACCTTCTGTTTCGCTTGACCAATCCGATTGGTTGTTGTTCCCTTCCTTGACTTTGTTGTTCGCTTGATTGATCGAGCGGTGAATCCGGTTTGACGGATGGCTCGAGCATTCCTCAGAACCGTTTTGTGAACAACTTTGCCAGCTTCATTGGTCGCCTTGCGGACCGTGACACGCTGAGTCTTGCGATCGAGTCCCTGGAGCCGGGCAATGATCAGTTTGTCGTTCTCAACGTCCCACTGGGTTTGCATGGCTATTTCGTCGGAGTCTTCTGCTCCGCTTTTTCGCTGACGATCTTGGCAAGCTTGGTTGAAACCAATTGCTTGGCGATCGATTCGCTTACCTTGAACTTGTCGCCCTTCTTATGTGGCTTCCCACCGCAATTCATGTTCACTTCTGCGATTACTTCGATCATGTTGGATCCGCTATTTCCACCGCGTAGACGCGGTAATGTGTTCTGCTTGCTCCGCTCCATTCCCAAACGGGCGCACCGCTTGGATTCTGGACGCGATACCACTGCCCATCGGCTCGCTGTATCAAGTGCTTCTGTTCAGGCTTGAATCGCACGCCGTCAACTTTGAGCAGTTGTGGCCGAATCAAGAACGCCTGCGTGTGTGTGATCGAAGTGATGCGGTTACCACCCACCTCGATGTCTTGCTCTCCCTTATCTTCAGCGACCGCCGTAATGCAGAGGTCCGTCGCGCCATTGCGGTAGGTGATCTTCTCACCAGCCGTGTCTTCAATGGCGGACATTCCAATGCCCATGCAGTCGCTGTAGATGCTCATTTGCTTAGGACGCGATTCCCGTGATGACCTGAGCCATTTCTTGGTAGAGCTTGTGCTCTTCCGTTTCATGGCGGACTCGGATGACATCGCTTCGAATATCTTCGTCGCGGTATCGTTCCACGACGCCAATCATTCGCTCGTCACCGATGCGGCTCCCATCACCACCCCAGTGAAGCAGGCGACCGAAGCACGGTGTCTTCCAGTCGCGATTGTCACTGGTAACACCTACCCAAGCCTTGTCGTCCGGGAACATGCTGGCAATGTTGACGTCTTGGCCAACGTTCGCGGTGTTCTTGATTGCATCGCTGATGACGATGTCATCCAAGTCAAACACTTCCGCAAGCTGCTGAGTTGTTACCAGCCCCTGAACAGCGCTTTGACCAGCACCCGCCGCTTGCAGTGCGTCGATCACTTGCTGACAACGCTTCAGGTTCTTAAACCGACGTCGACTCATTGCGAGCGTATTTGGCCAGACACCCGTTCGGCCCCAGATGGCTTCGCAAGCAGCTTCGACGTCGTCGATTGGCGTAGCGTTCGCGTAGTTGGTCCATACGGCAGTTGCCGCTGCAGTTTGTGACGCGGTGATTACCTCGTCGATCGCCTTGGTCAGCACGCGGCCTTCCAAGTTGTTCAAGACGATTTCCCACGCGCGGTCGCGAGCCAGCTCTTCGTCTAGGTCCGGGTCATCGGTAATCGCCGCTTCGCGGTCATCGATTGGGGCCTTGAAACCGTACTCTTCGGTGATAAACGAAGCCTTCTCGTATTCGTAGTCGCCTTCGTTGTAACCACCCTTACTGGTTCGCTTCGTGTCGGCGTTCGCATTGGCAAGCAAGCTCTTTAGCTTCACCTTTCGATACTTACCAGACGAAACCGCCACTTCGAATGGCGACATGATTCGCGTTGCAACGTACCCACGACGCTGCATTGACAGATCCAGTTCCAAAAACGATGCCAAGTCTGGACGCTGTTGTGCATCGCGGTCAGCTGCTTGAGCCATTGTGCTACTTCCTTAAAACAGACGGTTGTTTCGGTGTTCGATATGTGGGCTGCAGAACTAGTCGTTTAGTACCGGAGCCATTCCACTTGGTCGCCATCAGCGGTAGCCGCCGTCAACGCAGTTCCAACGGCAACACTGCCGCTGTCGTCAATCTTGCCGCTTGCTGCCGCAAAGACCTCAGCGCCAACCGCAATCGCACCAGCAGCGATTCCGACTAACGTGCCTTCCGAGTTGCGCAGTCGCACTGACTGATGATCGCCGTCCGCGAAGGACGCGATTTCGGTAACGCCAAGTTCAGTATCACTTGCACCTGCAAGAGCAAGCTTGCCAGAAGTAAGTTTCACACGAAGGTGCTGGCCGATTGCTGCACCGGCGACGAATGTCTTGACTGGCGAAACGTTTCGCATTGTCTTGGTCCTCAAAAAGTTGTTCGGTGTTTCTGTTTTTGCAGATTCAGTTGGGTGGCCGGACGTTAGCTATTGACTTCAGCAAGCATCTCGTCGCGAAGGTCTGGGTGGTTCTTGTTAACAAAGCTCATAGCTTCAGCACGGCTCTTGCCTTGCTGCTTGAGCTCTTTCACCTTGTCCCAGTAAGTGGCGTTTGCCTGCGTCTTGCCGGTCGATTCCTCGAGTGGATCAACACCAGCGCCACCCTTGGCAACCTTCATGACCTTCTCTTCAGACTCAGCCAATGAAGCCTTGAGTTCGGTGTTCTCAGTGGTGAGCGTTTCGTTCTGCTCTTTAAGTGCCGCATTGTCCGTTGCAAGCTCTTGCATCCAGGCTGATTGGCACTGTGCAATATCCTTGTCTTGGTCCATGCAAGCGACGACGAAGTCAGCGGATGCACCGGGGCAAGCCGCCTTGATTTCTTTCGATGTTGCGGTCATCCGCGTCTTCTCCTTTTTGGAGGTCTTGGAAGCTGAAGACTTGGGCCCACCAACCTGTTTGGCTTGCTCAAGTGCCTCTTCAAACGTTTGAACTTTATCGATCAGCCCAAGCGACTTTGCTTGAGCTGCGGGATGGACTCTACCGTCTGCTAGTTGACGAACTTGTTCGATGTTGATGTTTCGCCCAGTCGCAACGCCCTGTAAAAACAGATCATTGTGAGCGTCCACCATCCGCTGAATTTCCGCCAACTGCTCGGCAGTGATCTCGGTACCAGGAGCACCCATGCCCTTGTAGTGACCTGCTCGGACGACGTGGACTTTGACGCCCTCCTTGGCGGCGAGTGCTGACAAGTCCTGGACGATGCCATAGGTTCCGATCGATCCGACGTTGGCAGCCTCGTTGGCTGAAATCGTGGGTGATGCACTGGCAACCCAGTAGGCCGCCGATGCCCCCAGGTCGGTGACATGTGCGAAGACTGGCTTGGCCAGCGAAGCTTTGGCGATCTCATCAGCAAGCTCTTTGGTTCCCGCGGCAGTTCCACCAGGCGAGTCGATCGAAAGGAGGATCGCCTTGATTTTGTCGTCGTTCAGTGCAGCTCGGATTTCTTGCCGCGCAATCACCGTACTGGTCGCACGACTCATCGATTGGCGATGCTTCTGCAGCGTTCCACCAAGGTTCATGACCGCGACGCCATCATCGTCCTGGCGATACCACCAACCAGACGAACGGCCGGCGGCTTGCATGGCTTCTTGCTGAGTCTGGACATGTTGAGCAATGTCAGTCTGCTGGATCAACGAAGCCAGAGCGTTCATCGCGCCGGGTTCCATCGCCCACAGGCCGATCCACTGATCGAAATGTGGCACAAAACTGAAGTCGCCGTTAAACATCGTCATTGCTAACGACCTCCTGTGTCGGTGCCACGTTTTGACTTGTCAGACCAGGTCCAAGTATTTCACGCCAAGAGACGCCTGCACTTGGGTGGTCCGTATTGATCGAATCAGCTTCTTCAATTGCCAAGCGAATCAACTTTGATTTGTCAGCTACGATCTCGGGTGCAACTTCGTCCCAATCGCGACCTCGAGCGCCCTGGATGCGTCTTGGCGAATTGAGGAATCGAGTCTGTTGCAGATCGTCAGCTTGTGAGTCCTTGAGCGGCTCGATGTACGGCCAGCTTGGACGCTTCCAAGTGTGCTTGAATGGACTAACGCCAGGCTGTGCTGCGAATTGCTTTGCCAATTCATCCAGCTCTAGCCACTGTCTGACTTTCCAGTGGTAAGTTGGCTTGTGCAGCTTGCTGATCAAGTCGAGCTGCATTTCGCGGAAGCGAATTCTGGCTTGGTCGATGGCTCCGCGCCACCCGGAGAAATTGGTCTTGGTTGGATCCAAGAGCAGCATCTGAACCGGCATGTCGAGATTCACCGCGATGAACGTCAACAACAACGTGGCGTGAGGGAAAAACTCAGGGTTTGGGATGTTTGGCGTGAAACCGCTCATCTTGTTCCCGGGAGCCGTTTTGAAATGCAGGCCAGCCCCAATGCTCGCGATGGAGTCAACCGTTGTCGTTGGTTGATCGCTGGTAGGTGGCTTGATTCCAGGACCACTGACACCCGCGTGAGAGCCCTTCTCTTGCTCTTCAAGCAAGACGACCAACGAGGCAAGTTGAGCCTTCACCAGCGTCGAAAATTGCAGGTCATCGTGTTGGCCGATCGTATCACTTGTTGGAGCTAGCGCGGTGATTCCACGACGCTGGCTGAACCGCTTCGGAAAGTACAGATGGAAGATCTGCCGATTGCCTTCGGCGTCACGAACGTCGTATTGCTTAGTGTCCGACACCCTGGAAAGTGTTTGACGAAGGCCCAAGTCCTCTTTTGAGAACCAGACCTGTTTTCGGCGAGCTCGCCCATCAAGCAAAATGCCATGGACGACGTTCCGCGTTGTGTTGCTAGGTGTCCGGGGGCGATGTGCTTCAACCGGCTGGAGGTGACCTGACCGGTGAGGCAGCATGAAGCAATCGCCATCCCGGACGATCGATCGGAAGGCGAGCCGCTCGATTTGATACCAATCGAATTCGCCTTCACTGTGGCAATAGTCAGGCTCTTCGGACCACTCGGTCCACAGGTCTTTCAGCCGCGAATCAAGGTCATCGGATCCCGTTTGCGGGTCGGGCTTGAAGCCGTCTTGGAGAATGTTGCTGGTCAGTCGCGAAATCCCGCTACCGACAATCATGTCGTTGCGTTCGTAGTCGCGAGCCCGCTCGATCAGGTGCAAGAACTCGCGTTCGCTACGATAGTGATAGTCTGCACCGCTGCCGAGAGGGTTCACGCCTTTCAAGCGAGGCGTAAACCGCCCTTGCTTCGACGCGCGAAAATCGCTTCGAAGTTCGGAATAGGCTTTCGCCAGATTCGGTTTGTCGAGTGTCGAACTCACTGCCGAATGTTGCTCAGGTCGTAGTACATGCTCTGACTTGAGCCGCTGGCTGCTGATGGATCAGAAGCCGCATTTGCCGCGTACCAAGCTTCGGCACGCTCAAGCATTTGCATCAAGTCTTCAAAGGCGACAGGGTTCCCACTGACTGTCACCGTCCGAGGACGCCTGAGTTTGATTTTGCGAAGAGCCGCAATACAGAGTTTGGCCTTGGCCACAGATCCAACCAGATCGTAGTCAAGGTTCTCTTCGGCCTGTTCTGTCAATTCTTCAAGCGTCATGCACTTGAAAGTAGCAGACCGAACATCAAATTACGTCGTTGTACCAACGGTACATTGGTACATTTTACTCGGCGAGCTTTTCAGCAAGTTGTTTCTTCACTGCCGTTACCTGTGGAGACTGCACAATCACGTCCTTCTCACGCAAGAACTCCATCACCTCCTTGTTGGTGACCTCCAGCCCGTGCTTGTTCAGGTACTCCGCAATGAGCTCATCTTCGCTTGCCTCGGACTCTTTCTCGGCCTTCTCCATCGCCGTTTCAATGATCCCTTTCAGCTCGAGGTTTTCTTTGGTCAACTCCTCAAGCTGTTGCTTGAGCAATGGATCTGCTGCTGACTGTGGCTGTGATGCAGAAGCTTTCAATTGCGACAGTAGCCATCGCAAAGCATCCGCGTTGTTGACAACCCGCTGTCCATTTTCGAGGACAGCTCGCGAGTCAATAAGCCCCTCGCGAAGTCTGAGCATGACTTCCGCTTCATCTTGCTTGAGCTGCACCTGCAAATGTGTTCGACCAAAGTTGATTCGGCCTCGCGCTGCAAGCTGTGTTTCGTAGCCAGGAGGCAGTTCGCCCAGCGGGATGTCAATTGCCACGGTAATGATCTCCGTCTGAGTTGCTGTTGTCATGATTACCTCGCGGTCACAAAAAATGGTCGACCGTCTGGCGTTTCCAGCCGCGGCGTATCAACCTTGGATGCTGTTGTAGTTTGCTCTGGTTCGTCGATCTGGAGCACGGATTCGGTAGGCAACACGCAGCCCATCATGGACGCTGCAACGCTGCAGCCAACGAGCGTGTCCCACCAGTGGTTGTCTTTACTGCCCCGCACTTCCCAGACGTTTACGGTTCGGCCTTCGGCGGTCACTTGGGACGGTCTTTCGGCCAGAAGGTGGCTGACATAATGCCCGTGATCCTGGCGCCGGTCTCCCCACAGATGCCAAGCGCCCTCGCTGGCGACTTGAGTGAGTCGTGAGGCAATAACGGACTTCCAGAAGTTCGCATCGAAGTGAACCCGAAGAACGCCGCCGTCGATGTTCTCGATTGGGTAGTACCAACGCGGTGCTTCTGGATCTGGACCGCACCTGAGCACCCGTTTTTCGCTCATGTCATATTCGGGCATCGGCTTTCGCCGCGGCCCGGACGGAATACCCTTCGCCGTCATTACGCGATCGCCACATTGGAGCGACCGAATTGCGTTAGCAACTTCCTTGGCTTTGTATCCGGCATCCACCAAACCACATGACACTGGCAGCTGTGTACGATTGGAAAACGACCACTTGTAGTCAAGCAATCGGCTCAACAAGTCTCGTACGCCGTGTTCGATAGCCGTATCGCTATCAACGGTTGCGTAGACCATCGAAAGCGTCTTCTTGGCAGATCGCAGATTAAACCAGTCGTTTGGTTGTTCTGGCCAAGTTCCCCATGCAATCGCATCGCCGGTGAAATCCTGCGACACGGCAGCCGCCGTCCAGTAAAGCACTTCGTCGTGAACATCGACGTGGAACACGACGTTGCTTCGACCATCCGGAATCACACCGTAGCCAAAGTTGTTGTATCGCTCGAGCAGCTCATCTTGCTCCATGTGCAGTGGAGCGGCGACACTTGGTCGCAATGGTGCGTTTTGACATTCCGACCAGAAGGTTGCTTCCTTCTTGTCGATGAGAATGTTCATCGCATGCTGAATGGCTGAGATTTCGGTCTTCTCGAGCCCGATGTTCTCCCAAGTGGCAACCGCACCTTCATCCATTTTCTTGCGGTGTGACTTGTAGAATTCGGTTGACGCATACTTGGCTTTGATGCGGCCCCAAGGGTCATTGCGATCATACGACCGGCGAATCTTGGCATAGTCAGTGAGCCAGAGATCATCCAAATGCTTTGGCATTGAACTGATCATAGCCACACGAACCGACTGCCAGTTCTCGCCAACGTCGCTGGTTGGATCACTCAACTGGTCAGCCAAGTCACCTTCTGCTTTGATGGTGGCATTACACACCATCGACAATTCGTTGCCGTGACCACCCATCATCGAAATCGAACTATGGATGTAGTCCAGTCGCTTGGCCGTTTGGGGCATACTGGTCGCTGAATCGTCTGTTTGCGGATCGTCCAGGACAGCGAAGTCTGGACGCACGTTGGCGCCCTTTTCGTTCTTGTACCTAGCACCCCGTGGCGGCGCGAGCAAACCATAGGCTTCCACAATCGCGCCGCTGCAGTCGGCTCCTGGAATCATCGCCAACCGAAGCGTATCGCCTTTGCACTGGATGTTTGTCAGTTCACCTTCATACGTTTGCGTTGGCGCCCGCATGGCTTTGCCTTCCAACGCCATGATGGGAAAGCATGCTTCTGGGAAGTCGGCTTGCAGGAGTTCGTTGTACTGCAATTCCCGCTTGATCGAGTCGATGCCAGTTTCCGCCAGTGCAGCCGTTCCCGCGAAGAACAGAATGTACGAGCGCACGCCGAACAGCATCGCCCAGAGGATGCTGTTTTCGCTGATCGTCGATTTGACAAAACCGCGTGGCATGATGTTACAGACCCAACCTTCTTCAAGTAGAGCAACTTCCAGTCGCTCGATTACATTGATTTGTTCTTGGCAAAGTGGGCTGAGGCCCGTCGAATTTGGAAAGTACGTTGTCAGGAAATAGCGAAGTGACTCTTTCGCTTTGGCTCGTCGCGACGGATCTTTGACAGGCGGAATCTCGCCAATGTCGGCAACAGCACTACGTGCATCACGGCTCCGCTTCGCAAGTCGCTCACGATCGTTGGCCGCTGAGTTCTTCAGTACCTCTTCGCGCTGCGCCATTAGGTTTGCTTGTCCACCAGTGCAACCTTCTGATCACAACTGCTCTTTACTCTCGTGATCTCGTTGCCTTCACTGTCTCGAAGCTCACCTGACCACTTGTAGTTGCTTGCAGGCAGGCCTTCTGTGTCCGTCTTGAGTAATTCTGCCTTCGCCAACCAAGTGCTCGCATCGACTTCTGCGACACTTCCTTCAACCAGCCAACCGTCACCGCCACTGTTCTTTCCACCGAACCAGAACGATGCATCGTTGACGTTCACGCCAGGCAGCGATGCAACTTCCCAGCTGAATGCTCGCCCGTGTGCATCCAGATAGTCGTCACCAATCACGATTGGCCCATTGATGCTGCCAAGCGGCGAGACCAATGGCGAAGTGTAAACAGGTTGCGCGTCGATCAAGAGCGACTGAATCGCAGACAACGACGCGGGCAAGGTTGTCCCAGTATCTTCAACGATTGCGGCCAAGGTGTTTGGCAGCGTCGTGCCTGTGTCTGTGAGTATTTCCGCAAGAGTTGCCGGCAGCGATGTTCCGGTGTCCTCAAGTATTCCGACTAAGACCGCTGGGATTGTAGTGCTGGTATCCTCAACGATTGCAGCCAATTGCGTGTCGAGATTAGCCGCCACCAAACCGACAGCGGATCGCACTGCGGCAGCGTCCAGGCCAGGTGCGTTCGCCAACGATAACGCTGTGAACTGGAAACCGCTCGAACCATCATCTTCAAGCATCGCCTCTTGCTTGCGGCGTAGCCTGGCTTGATGAAGCTCTTCGATGCTGCCAGATGCAATGTATGGCCCCGCATCATCGGCCAGAATATCCACCCAGCCCTGTAGCACTTCGATGCCATCGCCGTCTTCAACGGATAATCGGTACAGGCCAACCTGAGCGCCACTAACTGTGAATGTGTGCTTCGACTCGGATTGAGTAGTTATCGCGTGCCCCGCCGCGTCGGGCGCAACAATTCCAGACTCGGCTTCTTCTAGCCGAGCCAGGACAAAGCCTGTTACCGCGAATTCGTCGATTTGCACGATCGTGCTACTCATCGAAGTACATCTTGGAAAAAGTGCTGTAAAGTAGGCTGATAACGAACAGCGAAACGATCATTGCCAACCCAAACCCAAATCCGACACCTGCGCCGAACACAACAGCCAAAAGCGTCCAGTACCCTATGGTCGCCATCTACTCTTGCTCTTCCGGCACTGCGTCCAGAACAACTAGCCCCGTTAGCGACGCCATCACCCAAGCGCTTGCATTGATCGGCTTGCCTGGGTTGCCACTGTGCAAGCGGTTGTTGCTTGATCGGTAGTGCTTGCCGTTTCGCTCGTACAGCCATTCTGAGCCGCCGGAGTTTTGGCCCCATGTCGCCCAGGTGTGGATCACTTCGACGCCGGACTCAGGATCTTCAGGATCGGATAGCTCGGTGTACGTTCGGTTAGGGAATGTTGCTGGCACTTCGTCGGTCAAGTCATCGATCTCGAAGTACACAACCAAGTCTTCAGCGTCGCCACCAGTCATCACAAGCACTTGTCCATACGCAGCCTCCAGCCATTCAGCACGTTGTACTTTTCCGATGCTGGCAATTTCGAATGGCCCGCTGCCAACAGAGACATCGCCACCTTCGCGAGCGATCGCATCGCAGATTTGAAATAGCGGGTTTGGGTCACCCGGCTGAAGCGGCAGCAGTGCAATCGCATCTGCTTTGGTCATCCGTGGCTCACCGAACGCATAGCCGAACCAGCGAGTTACTGGACCGCGTAGCGTCAGGTCTGGATCATCCGACTCGGCGGCAAGTGCTCCCGCCAACCAAGCGTTTAGGCCGGTGGTTGAACTAAGTGGACTGCCTGGAACATCTGCTTTCGGCAGAGTTGGGTCGATCAGTTCATCGACAAGCCCGGTGATAGCATAGAAGGTGGTCACAATTAAACTCCTGCTGATTGTGTAAATTGCTGTGCCTGGGCAAGCCGTGTACCTACAAGCGGTTGCTTGTAATCAGTTATGCGATCCACTGCGACGATACGTCCATCAATTGTGTGGTTTCGGTGGAATAGTGGGTTGGTTGGGAAGTAGCGTTTGGTTTTTGCGTTACGGAACAGCAAGCCAGACGAGCCATCGCCGAGGTAGTTGTTGTCCTCACCATTTCCGATGTAAATGCGGTTTGCAATCGTGGACTTACCGGCAGTTACAACGATGTTGCAGCTATAGTACCCGTCGCCTAGGTCTTCAATCCAAGCAGTATCTACACCTACTGAAAAAGATGACCCAAGGTTTCCGTTGCCTATGTCAAACCACTGCCCACCTTGAGTGCCTGACGTGCTGTCCGGGAACATCAAAATATGATCGCGCTCTACATCTTTAACCTCGATGCTGAGTATGTACTGCTTCCCCGAAACGGCAGGCTCGTTGCCGCTTTTGAACGTGTGGACAGTATCTGAACTGTCTTCGTGAATTTTGTCTGCTATTCCGTCGGAATTTGCAGTTGCGTTACAAGCCGCCTTCGTCCAATAAGCATTATCAAATTCGCTGTTGTACTCCAACAGCTCCGGTGGATCTGGGTGGAAGTCAGTTAGTGGTGTTTCGTCTTGGAAGCCGTAGGGGACTGTTGCCCCAGCCTGTGAACCTAGCTCCAGCTGCGGATTCCAAATTAAAACAGACGAGGCCTTGTTCGTCGCCGCAGCCCCCGATATCCCGGTAATGATATGCGTGTTATCGGAGTTGAGAGTCATGCTATGCTCAACTCTTTGCCATTCGGCGGACAACTCGAAATTCGTGTCTAACAACGCCAAGGCCCCAGCCCCGGCTCCTCGTTTAAGTCGCAGGTTTATGTTCTTGCCGATGTCGGCACCCTCTCCTTTGACCCAAAACGAACCTGCATACGTTTGCGAAGCGATAGCTGCGACAGTACGCGTTATGCCTAGATCCGGATCGGTTTGGTGCAGATTGTTGACGCGGAACGCGGTGTAGTTGCCATCCGGTGCCTCAATCCCACGATCCAATGTTTGAGACTGTAACGACCAATTTTCTAGGTTCGACTCAACCAAATTCACCGGCAACGACCAATCCCGAGTTGGCCAAGCAACTGGGTGCATGTTGACTTTGGATTCGGAAATCGTGTGCTTGTCGGTGTAAGGAGGGTAGTCGAGTGGGTTGTTGTTGCAATCCAAGCCCGAGCCGTCAGACTTAGCTGGAATTGGTGAAGCCTCTTGCCAAGTGACGTGCAGGTTTCTGAGCTGGATTGTTGAGCCTGACCCGTTTGAGCCTATGATAAGCTCATGGTTCCCTGTCACGTTCGGGACCATTGTTAATTCAACGTCTTCCCAGTCACTTGTTGTGAAAAAGTGGCTAACGTCAGTAAAATATTCACGACCAAACCTAAGGCTGTTTGTACCCGATACTCGTTTAGCTTGGCACTTGATTGTTATAGGACGACCATTGACGAAAGGTAGTTGCTGAGAGGCAATCCAGGCCGCTGTTGTACTTGGTAGTGAACCTAGAGTCTCGAACTGAACGTCAAAATCAGTCCCACCAATAACCGGATTTGCGTCTTGATCGAGTCGCCATGTTTTACCGAAGTTGGAGTCAACTCCAGGCACTAAAGTAGCTTCGCTGAAATCAGCATCATATAACTGGTTGCTGCTCCAACCCTTGTTCGAGTTGTAATGGAACACGTCTTGCTTCGTGCCGTAGAACGTGCTTTCAGTATGACCGGATATATCTCCATTGTTCGCTGGGTCAGCTACGTTGTGAGCAATGTCACCAGCGCCTTCGGAGCAGGGAAGCCAGTCTGTGGCTACACCGTCTACGGCGACATAAAAATCACAAAGACTGCCCTGAAAGTAATTAGCAGAGCTGGAGAGTGAACCTATGAAGCTACCAACTGTAGCAGAAGCACTTGGAGCACTGGTTCCAGTCATCGCAACGCCGTCAAGTGTCGCTGTAAGCGTGTGACCTGAAGAGTCGTACTCCCATTCGAGTACATGCCAATCAGCAGTGTCAGTAAACGTTACCGATTTCGCAGCGTAGCTCGAACCGTTGTAACATCCAATTTCCAGAACATTCGATTCAAACGTTGCTAAAAAACGATTGTCTGATGCAGACGTATGAGCAAATAGCGTGCTGGTGACTGTCTTTCCTGCTTTGAAACGAATCTGACCACTGTGGTTGTTAGCTTTTGAAAGGGCGGATAAGTCCAAAGAAATCTTGTCATCCACTCCATCAAACGTGAAGCAATTGGCATCAACCAGCTGCATCGGCTTGTGTGCTTTGCCGGGATACTGGAGAGGCAGGCGATTGCCGTCTACGTCATAAGCAATGCACTTGGTCTTGTCGCTTTCAAGCCTTGGGATGTAGACGCCAGCAGGTATGAGTCCAGTGCCATCGTCATTCAGGTACTGGGTAGCTCCGTCAGAAAGCGTGTAGCCTTTGTTGTTCAAATAATCTACTGGCGCATCTTCATCGACGTACCTAAACGATAGGTGCGTATGCAGGTTGAGCGTAGCGTGCTGGTCACCGCGAGAGTTGAGCAAGTGGGTAGTGCTGACACTGTCCAGCTTGAAATGACCAGCAGATGGTTTGTTGGCACATGCGTCTTCTGACAGGGTTGCAAGCTGGTCATGCTCCGATTCTGAAAGCGAATCGGTGTAGAACCGAATGTCAGACATCTTGCTGCTGCTGTAATTCGCACCGACCCGGAAGAACTCTACCGCAGATGCAGAAACAGCCTCACCAAGATCAACACTGACCAAGACAAATTCACCCACGGTGGGTGTCGCAGATTGGCGAATCGTAGCGCTCAAACCTGCGGCTGTTATCACCCCATCTACGAGCGACACACTCTGGGTGCCGTTGAGTGTAATGAGACCATCAGTGTTCGATGTCACGTCGGTAGGGCATACGAAAAACGACAACGCTCGTATGGTGCCCAAGTCGCCAACTGTTGCGTAGTCATTAACTCCATCTGGGCTGACGCATTGCCCCGCTACAGCATCGCGAGCAGGGACGCCAAGGCCGGGTCGGTTGTCTTCGATGCGGCCTGAGAGACTGGCAGATTTTCCAATCAGAGCTGCTTGCGCAACCTGCGACTGAACCGCAATGCTCGGAGCGATGACAAGTGGCTCGGTAACGCGGCGTGAAAAACGACTTGTAATTGGGCGGGCTAGTCTGCTCATTTTCTTACTGATTCACTACCGCGTTAATGCTTGTGTTTGGCCCAGCGTTACGAACAATTGCACGCACAAAGTAGTCGCCTGTGCCATTGATGAACACGTTGTCTGGCCCTCGTAAAACACCGTCCAGACCGGCTGGTGCGTACTTGCTGGGCGAGTCCGTTGGATATGCCTCTAACGACACGCTTGCGCCATCGAAGACACTGTCACCGGCAATGATCACGTTGCATGGCCCCAGCACAGCAACGCCATCACTGGTTGAATTCGTCGTTACTGCATCAAGTAGGGTCTGCATTGTTTTCCTCAAGGTTCAATAATTTGCCAAACACAAAGGGCTGTTCGCCGATCACAACCGGGCTTTTTCTGAATCGGCCAGTAACAAACTCTTCGCAGTGCGGGTCCATCACTGACGCACGTACGCGTTCTGTGAATTCAATGGGTGCGTTGCTGTGAATTACTTGCAAGTCGTTATCTGCGTAGCTGGCAATGTCTTCTGGCTTGTATCGCCCAAACAAGTTGATTGGCGTCCAGAAGTCATTCCGCTCAACTCTAAACTGCTTGCAGTACGCATCGTTCAAATACCACCGACTGTTTGCAATGTCGTGTACCCAAGCTGGGTGCTTGAGTGCGTTCATGATCCCGGCGAACAATTGCCGGGCGTATGAGTTCGCTGGGTTGCGCTCGTAGTATTCCAGCTTCTGCTCTAGCTTCTCAATCTCACTCTGGCACTTGCGAATTTCATTCTTCAGCTCCAGGTTTTCTAGCCGAAGCGCTTTCACCTCGTCCATCAGCGCCGTGTAGAACTCTCGCTGCTGTGTGGCCTCTCGCTCGTAGTGGGCGGCAATAACCAACCTCTCGGCAGTTTGCCTTTCTGCTCGGTCCTCAGCTTCCTTCTGTGCCTTCTTGCTTCGCGCTGCCCACCAGGCCGCGATCAGCGGTGAGGCGATCGTGACAATCGTTCCGACAACCCAATAGACAATTTGCCAATTGTCAGTGCTGTCACCAGCCAATTGCGGTGGAGGTGCTAGGACTACGTTAGCTTCTTGCACGACGGAAAAACTTTCGTTCGCGTTCTTGCTTTTGTTCTTGGCGATCTTCCCGCCACTCTTGCCAACGGTCCTGGCGTTCTTCCTGTCGCTGCTCGCGATTCTCGCGGAACTGCTGAAAAGGCTTGCGGCAATTCGCCTGCAGGATAACCAGCATCAACAGGCAAGCAGCTGCGCCCCAAATGATCCGACTGGGGCTCATCGCCTACGACCAAGGATGCCAAATCCGAGTAGTCCACCACGGCTCTGCACTGTGCGTGATGTGGTCATGCTTGACGTGGGGCAAACTCCACCAGGGCAGTCACTTGCTGCCGTAACCGTCGTTGTCCTGGACCTGGATCGCATCGCGGGCGGATGGCTACCGCCGAACGTGTCGTGGTCTGCGTCGCGTAGCATCGCAATCTGCGAAGTTGTCATGCCATCCGTATCAATGCCGTGCATCACTCGAGCATGCTCTTCGAAGCTCATCCCGTCATAGTTCTTCCAGCGTGGCGTGTACTCAACAACAGACGGCAGGGGTGCGGGTGCAATGGTCAAACCACCGGAGCTACCACCGGAGCTAACTCCAGTGTCACTGGATTTCGCGGCTGTCTTTGGTTCGTACGTCGCGACCTTGGTCTCCAGCTCCGTGACGCGGTCCTCCAGTGCGGCCAGGCGTGCGTCGTCGAACACTTCGGCTGCTGGCGCTTCCAGGCTCGTAAACCGAGTCTCAACGTCGCTGAGCCGCTGGTCGACGCTTTGCTGCAGTTCGCCGATGGCACTGGTCAGATCACGCAGGCTGCTGTCATCTTGCTCGACGACAGGCAACGATGGCGAGTGTGCCGTCGCTGACTCGCGCTCGGGCGATGTGAATACGATAAACGCGATGGCGATTGCCGCCATGATTCCAAGAGTCTTCAAGGCTCTGCTCCTAATTAACGAATTGGTCTTTGTGGTCAGGCCGGGCTGACGTGACGATGTAAGTGTCGTGGTACTGGTTGCAAGAGAATGCTTGTTCCATCGTGAACAATGCATAGCCCTTTTCGCCCCAGCTTTGCCCTGGTCGGCCATAGCGTGGATCCTGACTTGGCCCCCAGCTGTTCTTGCAGTCTGGATGCACGATGTCGTAACCGCCAACGTACTTGGCTGACTGGAACATCGTGGCGTGATTGCCCTTACCGCGACCAGTGACGACATAGCCGTTTCGCAGCCGCATGGAATTGCTTCCCACATGCCACGCGAACACAACCGGATTGCGACGTGCCAACTCACTGGCAAGACAGCGAGCAAACTCTCGATAGCCGCGAGGCGCTCGATACCATTCCCATCCACGAAATCGCTTAGCCTCGTTGTCGGCCACAGCTCGGGCAGATGATGGGACGTGGCGGTTGTTGAACGCGTTGAGGGGGATCTGATACTTGCGTCCGTTGACTTCGATCTCTAGTGGCGACACACCGCGGCGCTGTGCAACCTGAAACGCTCGGATAAGGGCAGAGCCCGCATCGCGACCGTTGTTCATTTGCATGTAGGCGTCGTTGTCGCTGAGGATCTCGTGGGGCATACCTTGGTTGCGACGGATCTGCTCAAACGCCCCCTTCAGAGCGGATGCATTGCACTTGCCCAGAGGATTCTGGTTGATCATCGTGTGAGCAAATAGCTCGCGCTCTTGCAAGTAGAAATCGCCAGCAATTGCTTTCTTAATGTCCGAGTCGTCGAGCATTCGGGACTCTGGATACTCTGGCGACATCGCCATCAAGGCTTGCTCTTCTGGATCAGGCAAGTTCAGACCGAGAGCGACCTCAAACCCACCGTCAAGCTTCAGTAGTGTTTCGTTGGTGCTCATCGGATAAAGCCCTTCAGTGCCTCAAGGTCAGTTGGCCAGCTGGCTGCTTTGACTGGCTTGTCGGATTTGTCAGTCAGTACTACGAACGGCGGAACAACACCTCGCGTCTGTGCGAACTGTATCAACTGCGGAACAGGCGGGTCCGTCAGATCGTCGTCGAGTGCTCGGAATCCACCAGAAAGCCCATTCGCCTCACAAAACGCAGGCATCTCTCGCAGCAGCAGGTCATGCTCGATCGGCTGCGGATTTCGCTCATGAACAAAGATCAGCGTATTACCATCGGTTGCTGGCTCGACCTGCTCCTGCTGGTCTCCCTCGCGATCGTAGGGGATGCCGTCCGGTGCAAAACGTTGGAATGCAAGCAAGGCTGCAGCACCGAGGAGCACACCAACAGCCAGCGAATGCCAGCCAGGCGAGGACTGTGGCGCGGGCGCTGCAGCCTGCTCAGTCGCGTTCAGACCAAATGGATCTCGGCTCATTTTGCGACCTCCGATTTCTCGGACTGGGCGGCCAACTTTTTCAGTTCAGCAAGCTTTGTTTCCGCCGTCGCGAAATCACTCTCAGCCACAGCTGCAGTCAATTCGCTAATCGCCTCTGGCCCGCGGACCATCGGCTCGAGCTTCGCGCGTGCGGCGACATCGTTGGTTGCGATCGCCTGGATTAGGTCGCGTTGGACTTTGTCAGGACTAGATACCTTCACGGCAGGCGCGCTGGCGGTAGTGCTGCCCTGGATTTGATTCCAAACCCACTCGCCAACGTTCAGCACCCACAAACCAACTCCAGCGAGCAGTGCGATGCCGAGTTCGATTACCGGCCAGAGCAAAGCCAATCCCGTGACTGGGTTTGCAACCTCGCCCTCGGCGGGATCTGGCGTCGAATAGGCCAGTGCTGCATCCTGCAGCGTTGGCGAAAACAGCCAACGCAATGCCAGAAACAGAACGGCTCCACCAACAGCCACTTGAATTCGCTTGTTGTTCTTCCAATCCATCACTCACCACCCTCAAACTCTAGGAAAAGCTGGGAGTCGCCAGCGTGAAGCAATCGTTGAAATTGCTGAAATGCTGGACCAGCTTGGAACCAATAGCCATTTGGCTTGCGATTCTTCAGCTTGTTATTGCATGTCTTGCAGACGATCCATCCGTGCTCCAGCCTGTTCATTGAGCGGTGGTGGTAGTGCTCAAGCTGAGCGATATGGGGAATTCGCTTGCCACCCAGGACAATGCCCTGCAATTGGCAGCAAGGGCATTGCCCGTGATAGTATCGCTCAACACAAGAAACAAACCTCTTGGCTACACTCGCTGAAAACCCCTCGCGAATGCCTTGTGTTCTCTCATCGATTCGCTTCACCATTGGAAGCAACTCGTTGAGGATGTGTTGATTCTGCTCTTGAATGCTTAGCATGCGGGTTACGAGCGACTCGTACTTGCTGTGCAAGACCGAAATATCGTTCTGGATGTCTGCGATTGCATGCTCTGCGTGCTCTCGATGAGCCACTCGCTGGCCTGTCATAATCGCTTCGATCTGCCCTGTTACCCAGACGGCAAAATCTGGCGAGCACCACTGAGCGAGGTGGATGGCGACCCGGCGATGAACCCAAGTACCGCCTCCGAGATCACCGCGAACTGCACTAGACTGGATCAGGTCCGAATTCGGACATGATAATTGCCTAGCCAATGCCGCAATAAACTCTTGCGTCTGCTGGTTCTCCCAGTATTTTGCCCAGCGCTTTCCGGTCGCCTGGCACATAGCGGTGGCGTTGACGAATTCATCTGCCGGGCGGCATTGAATTTCGGTGCTGTTGTAGCTTCCTAGTGTTGCTAGACCAATCACTCACCACCCCCAGAAAGTTCTTCCGCCAGCGTGCCACTTGGATCCAACACTTCGATGATGCGGTCGAACTTGGCTGTTTGCCGCATGCTGGTTGCAACGGCTTGCTCTCGCTGCTTGTAAGCCGCATGCAGGTTCTGCGTCGCTAGCTCAAGCTCTCCGCACTTCGCGTCAAAGCGACCCTGCAGTGCTGAGAGTTTTCCACTCGCCATCGAGGCTGCTTTGTGGGATTCAGCAAGCTGCTGCTCGGCTTCGCGCAGTCCGTCCTTCAGGCCGTCGTGCTTTTGCTGCAACGGCTCTACACGAGCGACTTGCTTGGTGAGCTTGGCCGTTGCCGACTTCGCCTCGTCTTCGTGTCGCTGTGCCAGCAGCTCCATCTCGTCTGCGATTCTGCTCGCCAGATCGTAGTCAGACCGCAGCCGTCGCATCAGACGAAGTGACCGCCGTCGTGCAATCAAAAGCACAGCATTTAGCAGTGCGCTGCACCCGAGGATGATGGGTAGAAGATTTGTGATTTCCGCTGGCATGATGCTCCCCTACAACCATTCAGGCAGATTGCAGGAGGTTTGCCAACAGCTTCGAGCCCAGAACACCGTAAAACGTCAAAAACATGTGCACACAATGTGCGCACGTACCAGTGGGCGGCCTGTAGCACCCCGAGAAATTTTTCATTTCCTACAAAAGCACGGCGAGGCTTTCTTGCAATGAAGGAGTCAGGAAAATTTCTATTGCGATTTGTCGAGAAAATTGTCCCAGGTGCTTTTTGGTGCTATGTGTAAGATAGGAAAATGGGCCTAAAACCTTATTCTGCGTAGTCTCCT